TCGCGGTCGTAATTACCACCAAGTCTTTTGTTAAGCTCTTTATTTAAGTTGGATCCCTTTCTTAACACGTTTGAAAGAGCGTCCACCGCCCTAGTAACATCATCTACCGACATAGTGCGATAGAAGTTTTCGTCAAGGATTTCTTTAGCGGCTTCAGCTAAGCTGTCGTGCTTTTTATTAAAGTCTTCCATATTTTTTATTTTTTAATTTTTATGCATCAGACATACCCTGCCCGGCCACATCCATCCAAAGCCAGTATGCAAAGGTGTTCTTTTTGTGAGGGTTGTTACCTTCAAAGCCACCCGGACGTGGAAGGTCGTATCCCATACCAGCGTCATAACCAAGCTCGTATGCCTTATCAAAGTCTTTGTGGTCGCGAGCAATCTTATCAAACATTGCAAACTGCTTAAGGTCAATGCCCTTCATACTTTGATTGAAATCCTTTTCAGTTGCACGCATCATCTTGGCTTTATCAAGAAACTGTTTAATAGCCTTTTCGTCGGTAGGAATTTCAATCTTAGCTTCGGTGAGTGATTCCAATAGCTCTGGAAAAAGATCTTTGATATCTTGATCGTCCATTCCGTAATCATCAGATTGCAAGAATGCTATAATGTTTTTCTTTTCACCAGTTATATCAGCCGTGGACTTACCAGTTGGTTTAATTTTAATCTTAAACTGGCGCTGAGAAACGTTTGTAAAATAACTATCACCGATATAATCAGCATCAATTGTTGTTTTACCCTTACCTGCACGAAGCGCTTCGGTTAGAGCTACATTATCTACAGAAATAGTAACTTCTGCGGATTCTTCAACTTCTTTAACCTCAAGCTTACGAAGTTTAGCCTCAAGAGCAGCAACCCTGGCTTCGAGAAGATCTTCCTTCGAAGTATTCCCTTCAAGAATTTCTTTAGCAGCAGCTGCCAAGCCGTCATGTGTATTATCGAATGATTTCATTTGATTAAATTTTATTGTTCTACTTTAGCTTTGGCCTTTTCAATAGCCTTTTTATATGAAACTTCTGGGTCTTCAATTCCAGCGTCGGTATAGCCTCTTGGAACTGGTTTACCTGCTCGCTTAGCCGCCTTTTGAGCTTTACGAAGAGCCTTTTGAGCTCGTATCGTAGCTTTAGCCTTCATCAGTTTTGCACGATCAGCAATCTTTTTCTCACCCTTCTCTGCCTTTTTCGCAGCACGGTCAGCTCGACCTGAAACGGTAACACGAGATGCAATTCCTTTACCAATCTTTTTAAGCAGGCTGTCATTTAGTGTGTTAAACCTATCCTCAAGAATCTTTTCGAGCTCTTCATCGGACATCTCAGAAATAGTGATATCACCATCTTCAAGAATAGCATCAATAGCCTCTTCATAAAGAGCATCTTCTGTATCGTCTTCTGTGTTAACGCTTTCCGTAACGTTGTAAACTTTATCAGCGACTTCAATCGTCTTTGTATCAACCGCGTCTTTGACTTTATTTCGCATCAGGTCTTTAAAAGCAGAGTCAGCTTCTTCTTTATCACCCAAAGCGAGAGAGTCAATTATTTTTTTGACGTTGTTATCCATGTTGTTATTTATAATATTTTAGATTTTAAGGGTTGGTTATATGTGAATTTAATTCTTAAAATCCCAAGTCGTCTTCTTCCGGCTCAGGCTCATCCGCAATTTCAGCTTCCATTCTTTCAACGTCTTCCTCAGACATATTAAGGATGTTACTTCTTACCCACTTATCTGAGTAATATTTACCAATATGCGGTTGAATTTGATCGAGCATGTTAAGTCGCTCTCCAAGAATTTCAAAATCCTTGAGCTCAGAAAAGAAGTTATCTTCAATATAGTCTACCGAGATTGATTCGCGAATCTCAGGCCATTCAGCTTCTGTACAAATGTTTTTCAACAAACATTGCACCTTAAGCATGTCAATAAACAACACAGAGAACTTCTTTCTTAAACGGTTAATAAACTTTTGGAATTTAACCTCTTCTCGGCTAATCTCACTTGCACGCCCAACGCCATATTGCGATCCTTCAACATCAAGTCGGCCAACAGGAACGTTTAGCGAGCGGTAAAGTTTCTTTTGGAAGAAAACAACATCATCAATTTGACTGAGGTTTTCCCCGCCAGGAAGGGTTGTAATCTCTGTGCCGCGACCGCCTTCTCGCCGAGGAAGCCAAAAGTCTTCCAGCATGCTCATGGCTTTGCGGTCGTCTTTAACCTCTCCGCTTGTCGCATCATAAACAAGTTTATTTCGATACCTGCTCATAATACCTTGAACATATTGCTCGGCCTTACCCTTTGGAAGGTTACCAATATCAATATAAAAGATTCGTCGCTCGGGAGCTCGAGAGATACGGTAGATAACCAACGCATCTTCCATGATACGAAGTTGGTTAACAAGTTTCACACTCTTATGAAGATACGAAACAGCAAATTTTCCATTATCATCAAGGTTCCCACTTGGAACATAAACAATACTTGTAGGATCAATCTTAATCGCGGTAGTGTGTGATCCTAAATCGTCGCTATATAGAAAGTATTCTCTTGCGACGTAATGTGTTTTAATACCGGTATCAGGATTGGTTTTGGTTTTAACCTCTTTGATCTTTTTAATCTTTAGAGGGTCAATCAACCTTACTTCTTGAATACCCTTTTTAATGTTATCAGGATCAATAAGAAGGTGATAATAAAGTTTGCCATCAATGTACCACCGGCGAAAAATATCGTGGCCATTAAAATTAAACGAAAGGAGTTTGCAGACGTTTTGAAACTCCTGTCGAATCAAATCCTTAACATTGTCTGGAATGTCAAGTGCGTCGGTATTAAGGTTAACGGGTGTACCTGCGTTATCCGCAACAATAGCTCCGTTAATAATATCGGAAATAGCATTATCGCATTCAGGCTGAATTGCCGCGGCTCGATATTTAAGAATGGCATCTCGCTCGTTCCCGACGCTTGCATCATCGAGATCTAGGGTTTGGCCATAATAACCACTTGTACTATTTCCTGAAATGACTTGACTTCCATCGGTTTCAACCGGAGGCGCGAAAGACGATACTTTTTCTTTTTCCGGTGTATCGTCGATTTCTTTAATTTTGCGAGAAATGTCAAGTCCAAAGATTTTCATATAATCTATATATAAAAGAAATTTTTCGGGGGGATGGAACCCCCGAAAAATTCTTTAATTGAGTTACACTGTCTAATGTCTTAGGTAGTAATACCAGCAGCAGTCCAATACTGATACTGGAAGTCAACCGTAAACTCTTCTACGGCATCGTTTTGATCGGCACCCAAGGCGATCGCGCTTACGTTGGTTGGAAATGCATCAATAAAGTTGTATGTTTTAATACCTCTGTCATCTCCGTCTCGGTCAAGTTGAACTAGTTCCATATTTCTCATATAGCCCAAGTCACCGAAGCTGGTAACGTTAGCTTCATGATTATTAATACGATTCATCCAGCTTTCAAACGCATCCCGTAGATCGAAATCAACGTCGTTAATTACAGTAATTTGCCATGCTTCCGCAAAGGTCATATCACCAGCAATTGTAAGGTTTCTTCCTCGAAATGGAACTTCGATCTGCCCAAGTGCACTTGTCGGAATACCGCTTGTTGCCTTAATTAAAAACCTCGCGCGCTCGGTAAGTCCCGCATTAAAATCGGGAAACTGGACCCTACACTCAAAGAGGTTGGGTCTCGCTCCACCGCGAAAGTTTGATTTGAATTTTGAAATACCCGTGTTTGTAGTAGCCATAATTTTATCCTAACTATTTGTTATATTTATATCATTACTGCTTATCTTCCGATCAATTCTTCAAAAGAAGCGCCGGTTCTAGTAGCAATGAAGTTCAGGGTTACAAAGTTAATCGAACGAGTAGGCTTAATATAAATATCGGCCACGAAACGATTTCCGTCAATTACTTCTGCGGTATTGTTGGTGTCGTCACAAACAACGCGGAAGTCTGTAATACCTCTCCGGCCTTGAACATCCCGAAGGAACGGCTCAATAGCATTACGGAAAGTAGAGCGAGTGAATGCATCGTTAAGCTCAAACAGTTGGAACTTACTTGCAGTAGCAATCGCTTTCTCGATAGTAATAAAGAGGCGGCGAACGTTGATACGGTCGAATGCGCTTGGCTTGGTTAAAGCGGTCTTATCACCAAAAAGAACCGTGCCTTGCCCCGGAAGGGTAACAACAGGGTTGATTCGCTTTTGGTAAAGCTCATCACGATCAGCTTTCTTAGGGTTATACGCAAGACGCGTAATGCCTCGGAGTTGTCCACGATTAAGACCTGCAGGAGAGAACCAAGGATCGGCAAGATCATCGGTTGCTGCACAAAGACCTGCAACGTGGCCATGAAGTTGGATAAACGCGAAGGAATCCCGATACTTGTTGTATACATAAGCTGGACCACTATCAAACACAATATAGCTGCTAGAACTAATAGCGTCGAAGTGTGTCGTGATTGCGCTTTTCTTAGCAGAATCAGACGTTAGATCTTTAACTGCAAGAGGAGCGGAGATGAATCCAACAAGATCTCTACGTGCATCAGCGATTGTCTTGATCTTGGTATCAGTAGTACCACTGCTGTCTTCAAAGGCAAAGAGCAAATTGACATCCACTGTTTCGGAATCTTCAAACAATTCAAGTGCTGTAACAACAGAAGCGTTCGTAAAGCTAGTTGCGTCTGCACCACCTCCAAGGTCTACATAAATGCCGACTTCAGGACTATTCACTGAATCCTCAAGCCAATCAATTGCTGTGTCGGAAGAGGTAGAGTCAGCCGTAAGTAATGGATCAGTACTTGTATCCTTAACACCAAAGATAAGTGAAGAATTTGTATTAATAAAATCTACCCAGTAGTTTGATTCGCCGAATTGGTTTTTAGCGTTGCGTCCAACGGAAAGACCTTCATGAACTTCAAGGATTTCTCCTTTCACACCCGTGAATTGTCCTCCATTATCGACGATCACAACCGAGACTTCATCATTAACTGTTGTAGAACCTGTAAGATCCTCGGTCCATTCGCTCGTTGCAGGTTTAAACTGCAGCGCGCCTTTAATGCTTGTTGGTTGTGAGTCGTAATTATCAGAGTCAATGATGTGAACCCTCAGCGAGTTACCAAGAACACCGGCATAGCGAGCAACAACGTGCGCGTCAACCGCGTTAAGGGCAGCTTGTTTGGTTTCAAGTTCCGATACAGTACTAATCGTAAATTCTACTCCCAGAGCAGGAGAATCCTCAGGAGAATCGTTCCCTTGGCTAGAATATGAGTTAAGTGCTGTAGATGCGTTTGCCCGGACAACTTTCAGGTTGTTGCTGTACTTCAAAAATGAAGCAGCTTCCAAAAAGCTCCGTTCGAGTGTGGCGTCTTCTGTTGAGGGTGCTCCAAATATTCTTGCGAGTTCCTTCTCCGAACTGACGGTTACGATTTCTCCAATCGGTCCCCATCTGAAGTGACCAGCGTATCCACCAATAGAGGTAGACTGTGCCGGAATGATGTCTGTGAGGTCTATTTCTTTAACCTCGACACCTGGTGATACTAAAAATCCCATGTGTTATCCTTTCAGTGTAATTAATTAATAAGTGTTTTAAAACATAATAAGGTTATATCCAATACAATCTATTTATTATTTTTGGTGTTTCAAAGTGACCTCCAGTGTTCTATGTCCTTAAGCATCTCTTCATATTTTTCAAATGATGCCGG